GGATACTCAGCCGGGGTCACACAGTTATGGCTAGTCCGGTGCCCATGAGCGGATGGAAAGTCAACGGGGTCGAACAGACCCAAGAAGAATGGGACGCCCGGCCCAAGCGGCTGGGTGCCATGCTGGAATCAGGCAGGGGCCCCATGCTTCGCAGTCCCGAGTGCTGGCCTATGCGTTCGGACGCGCTGGGCATCAACCCAGAGCAGATACCGGAGCAGATGGCGGAAGACAAGCGCAACGGGCTGGATCTGGAATACGACAAGGTCACCGGCCAGTGCATCATCCCAGGTCCGTCCATGCACAAGAAGGCTTGCATCGCCAACGGGTTTTTCCAGAAGAACGCCGGGTATAGCGAAGCTACCCCGGACGACGTTAAGGCGGCAGAAGACGTATTGGATATGGACGATGCCGAAGCAGAAGAAGATTGGAGTGATCCATAAGGTCGCGATTGTTCGCAACCGGCGAGACGAGCGAATACTGGGCGAACGATTTACTCGCTGCGGAATACCCGTAGCGCCCGGTCGAGTGTCCCGCTGGTGGCGCAGGGTAACCTGCGGAAACTGTTTGAGGACTAGATCAGGGAGAATGAAATGGCTGAAGAGGCCACGCTGAAAGAAGAAATCGATATGACTACTTTAGAAAAAATTGAACAACTTGCTGTTTGGATGATGGGTTCAGAGGGTATGCCCTCTCTTCTTATAAATGCCCCTGAAGACAGAGAGGATTTCTGGAGAGTCTATCCATCAAAACACCCTGCTATTGGGGTAGGAAAAACCCTTTCTGAGGCCGTCTCGATTGCTCACGATACCATGACTCTCCATCAGGTATTAGGAAATGGATGACACGACGGCTCAGATAGGAATGCCTCGGTACAGATGCCACAAGACGGTTTGTGCGCTGAAGATCGCGAAGATCGAGCGCGGAGCGTCAGACGGCAGCGTGATGATAATTCCCGAGGAGTGCGGCTACGATCCGTTCGGCGTGACGGGGGAGTATATGGACAAGCACCAAGTTGAAGTGGGTGGGTATTACATAGTCTACGACGATGGATACAAGTCCTGGTCACCCGCAAAAGCATTTGAAGAAGGCTATGAGAAAATTTAGGAGAACACAATGCCACCGCCGCAAGAAACCACGATGAAGGAAGAAATCGACGCTGCTTGGGACGAAGGCGTAGCGCCGGACTACCCAGTGCATAGCTTCGATGACGAAACAGCAGAAGACGACCCGGCCAACAGTGCCGGTTTCATTGGAGGAGAGGCTGATCTTCGCCCTCCTCTCGCAAAGGGCGCGAAGGAGGACAATGCCGAGAAGCCCTCGACAGGTTCCGCTGCTGATGCTGCCGAGCAGACGGAAGAGGGCGACACTCTCGATGAAGACCTCATAACCCGCGCAATGGACGCCGGATGGACGCGAAACGAAGTCTCCGGTTTCAACGAGGCACAACTGAAGCAGGTCTTGTCGGTGCATGATCGTTCTGCACCCAGGCCCGAGCCGCAGAGGGCCGTAGTGCCCGAGCCGAAGCAGGAGGAGCCCGAAGAGGAATTCGACATTGGGCTAGATCCCGAAATGCAAGACCCCGACGTCATCAAGGCCTTCAAGAACCTGGATGATCGGCACAAGTCTCGCAACGGGGTACTCCAGAAGCAGTTGGACGAGGTTACCGGCCACCTGAGAAGGCAGGCTGTTGAATCGTACCAGCAGGACTTCGACTCATGGATCGCACAACTGCCCGACGGGTTCAAGGAACACGTAGGCGAAGGTGCGACCAACACGATGGACGAAGGCGGCAGCGCCTTCAAGACCAGAAATCAGATTGCCATAGCCGCAAGTCATCTGACTAGCGGCATGGCCGGGAATGGACAGTCCGTCCCGAATCAATGGGCAATGTTTGAACGAGGCCTTTACGCCATTCTGGGCGAGAAGGCCGCGACGATAGGCCGAGAGCAAGAGAAAGAGAAGGCCAACAAACGAGGCAAGATGACCACCGCAATACCCACCCACAAGAAGACCAAGCGGCCCGATGAGGGCACTGGCGACAGCGTGGCTAGAGACTGGGCTAATGGGTTCATTGCTAGAGAGGGTCTCGGCTCGATAACCCCGGACTACACCGGGGATGGGCTTGAAGGAATCTAGCTACCGGCCTTTCGCATAACCGTGAAAGGACGCCTCAATGGCAGCAACGCTGACAGACAAGTCTATCGGTGATCTTGTAACAGGGACACTAGATCGGCTAGGTCGGCTCCGCTTCAACATGATTGCAACGAGGTTGCAGCACTACGAAGTGATGAGCCGGATGCTCAGGAAAGACAAACTGGGCTTTGCGGACGGCACTGGAATCCAGCGCCGTATTATGATCGACCACTCCAACCAAGCGCGGATGGTCGGCCTTCACTCAACCGATAGCGTCAATATCGGGGACGTCCTCACCACGTTGGACATCCCTTGGCGCCACACCGAAGTCCCATACGGTTACGAGAGACGCGAATTGCTCGAAAATCGCGGCATTTCTCGGATCGTGGACATCCTCAAAGTTCGGCGAATTGATGCGCTGGTTGCGCTGGCCGAACTTCTGGAGACCCAGTTCTGGAATAAGCCGACCGACTCCAGCGACAAGTTGGACGTCTTCGGCGTTCCCTACTGGATCGTCAAGAACAACGGCGCTACCGCCGCGTTCCAGGGCGGAAACCCGTCCGGCTTCACTTCGGGCGCTGGAAACATCAGTTCCACCACAAACAGCCGATGGGACAATTGGGCTGGCGGCTACACTTTGGTGAATAAGACAGACCTGATACCCAAATTGCGGACCGCATACCGCAAGGTCAAGTTCTATTCGCCAGTCTCCCTCAACGATTTCCGGCGCGGTCGCGGCGATCAGTACCGTCTGTACTGCAACGAATCGACCATGCAGGATTTCGAAGACCTCGGCGAGGGTCAGAACGAGAATCTAGGTCGTGACTTGGCCTCAATGGACAACGTCATGACCTTCCGCAAGAACCCCTTGATCTGGGTTCCCAAGCTGGATTCCGATACCACGAACCCCGTGTACGGAATCAACTGGTCCTACTTCCAGATCGTCTTCCTATTGGGCGACTATCTGCGTGAGACCGATCCCCGTTTGGCTCCGAATCAGCACAACACTTGGCACGTTTGGATCGACCTTACGTGGAACGTGCTCTGTACTGATCGTCGAACCAATTTCGTTCTCAGTGTGTAGGCGTCATAAACAGGCGTCTAGTGGGTGTAATAAACATGCACCCTGAAAGGAGAGTTCCGTATGGCTCTAATTACTGCCTATAAAGGCGACAACGCTCACAATGGCTTGTCCCAGTCAATCTGGGCTGATTTCCCGATTTCAGACAGCCTGAAAGACCCGACCTGTGTCAACGATGTTTTCGACGACTTCGAGAACATGCCCACCTTCAATAGCGCTACCGCTGTTCTGAGCGACAAGTACGGGTACATTTCGGACACGGGAGTGGTCATCAACGGTCTGGCGACAGTAGCCGACGCCGATAGCCTCACGACCGGCTACAAGGGCGCAGTCGAATTCAACATCGACTCCGACAACGACATCGCCGCAATCCAGTGGGGCGGTGCGTCGGTCTTCCTCAGTGATACGGCTGGCGACGAAAGGAAGATGTGGTTCGAGGCTCGCGTAGCGACGACTACGGTGGTCACTCAAAGCCTGTTCATCGGACTGGCAGAGCGCGACATGACTGCTAGTGGAGACGTCGTGTTCAGTGACGGGGGCGCCATCGCCGACATCAGTTGCGTGGGTTTCCGTATCCTGGAAGCCGACTCGGACGGCTGGGATGCCATCCACCAATTGAACGGTGGCGGCGGCGAAGTGGTCGTTCTGAACGAGGCCCAGGTAGGCGTAGCGACTACGTTCTACAAATTCGGAATGAAGTATGTTCCGTCCGGCGAGGCCTTGGACAACAAGATCCTGACCTACTACGTGAATGGCGTGGAGGTTGCATCGGTAACGAGCATCGCCATTGCGACGTTCCCGGATGCCGTAGGGCTCGCGCCGCTCTTCGTAATGAAGGCGCACGCGGCCACCCTCGACGCCCGAATGGACTGGTGGAGGTGCGCCCAGGTCCGTTAAAGAACTGTGTGGCAGGCGTTCGGGGGCGGATTTTGTTTCTCCTCAATCCGTCCCCGGCGCCACATTTTGAAGGTGACTTATGCACGAACAGGTGTGCGAGTATTACGAAAAAATGCTCAAGACCAAGGACTTTCCGCCCCTGCTGGAAGAGACCTACAACCGGGCCAAGATGATGTCCGATAGGCTCGACGGGGGCGAATTCGATGCTCGCCAGCTTGCGATTATCGCCCTGGTAGCGGGATGCGATCCGTTCTCTCAAGGGGCCGAACCGCCCAGGGACATGGATTTCCTGCCGACGCCGGTCCCGGAAGAAGACGGAGAAGGATGGCAGCCGGGCGCGCCGGTAGAGGTTGATTGGAACGGCTCCAAGAATGGTACGTTCGTGTCGATCCAGAAGGACGGGAAGATTCGAGTCAAATTGGATAAGGACCAAACCATACGTGCGTTTCGTCCAAGCCGGGTGAAAATGCTAGAGACCGCCTAGTAAGGAGGCGCTATGCCCAATCTGCAACTTGTCGCCAATGACTTGTATAACGGCGTGGCGCACTACCTTGGGTATGGCGAAGAGGCTGACCCTCTAGGCACGCTCGCCCTATGGGATGCCGACCAGTTGGCCGACGTCAAGCGTACTGTCAATGCCGGATACCGGCAGTTTTTGTACCCCCCTCCGGTAGACGACGACAAAGAGCCCTACGAGTGGTCCTTCCTGACTCCGTTCTCTCAGTTGACATTCACTGCTGGTAGCCAATTCATAGCCCTGCCCCTGGATTTCGGAGGTTTTGTTCTGGGCGCCGTCTTGCAATCTAGCGGAACGCCCGATGATTTCCAGCACCAAAGGCTTGAGGTTATTTCGCAAGAACGCTTTGAGGCCATTGGCGGATCGACTTCCCTGACTAGCGGGACCATCAACTACATAACCGTCGTGCGCCCTGAGCAGAGCGGAGTAGGGGAATCCTTCTACAACCTGGGCGTCTATCCGGTCCCCGCATCCGATTCGGTGGTCCGCTTCCGCTATATGCGCGAGCCCCTGATGCTAGACGATACGCAAACCATCCCATACGGGGGGGATCGGCACAGTGAAACCCTTATGCAAAGCTGTTTGGCGGCTGCCGAACTTACTATGGATGACGAGCACGGCATTCATTGGGAGCGATTCCTTCACCGACTCCGCTTCTCCATCAAGATAGACAAGAGAGAGAACGGGAATCTGATTGCGGAAAGCAATTGGCCGGTCGAAGAGTCTGAATCCGAAGAGTCTACCGCGCAGATCACCTATCAGGAACTTCGCCGGGAGTGCGGCGCTAGGGCCAATTTCGGAAGAGACTTTAAGGCATGGAACCACGAACAGTTCAAGCTGATCGATTTCTGCGTACAGCAGGGATACCGAAGGTTTTGGGCCCCTCCGGTCATGGAGGGCCAGAAGCAGGCCCATGACTGGTCGTTCAATAAGCCTATCGCCGAACTGATAACGGAAGCCAATATCCACATTTACGAACTGCCCGCAGACTGCGGCTCCATCGTGGAGGAGTACACATACAAGGGGTTCCTTCCCTAGTGCCAACAACCACGAACATCTACTGCGATTTTGCTGCCGGAAACGATACTACGGGCGATGGCAGCATCAGCTTGCCCTACAAGACCTTCCAGAAGGGAGTGGATGCGGCCACAGGCGCAGTCCCCGGTGACGGGGCCGACAAGACCATCTGGCTGAAGAACACAGCCTCGTACACGGAAGAGGTCACAGTTACGGAAGCAGCGGTGGCCGCTCAAGCCGCTCCGCTGATCGTAGAAGGTTACACTACGACGCCGGGCGACGGCGGCATGGCCACTTTGGACGGGGAAAATACCCGCCTTGCCGGTTTTGCGCTGTTCGCTTCTGGTAACGCCAATGTCTACTACTGGGTGTTCAAGAACATTTACTGGAAGAGGTACACCGATGCTGCCGTAGACTCAGTATTTGGGGCGGGAGGCGGTGGGTCGGCGCTAATGCAACAATTTCTCTTCAAGCATTGCCGATTTAGCGACAACCTAGTGGCAGTTTACGCTAATACCGATTTCTTGTTTGAAGATTGCTGGTTCCACGACAACGTCACCGCCGTAGATGGGGCTTGGTGGCTAGGTAGTGCGTTACGTTGCATTGTAGAGAACAACACCAACGGATTCCTTATGTCCAAGAACACAGGGGGTTCTATCTGGAACTCTCTGTTCATCGGGAACACTAACTACAACCTTTCGATAGAGCACGGTATCCCCGTCGTAAATTGCGTCATCGACGGAAGCAACAAGGCCAGCGCCATAGGCATTAAGTATCCCAATTCAACTTCGTGCATCCCCAAGATACTCAACACCATAATCATCGACTGCACGGTAGCGGTCGAGGGCTACGGGGCTGGAGCCGAAGAACTATCAGCCATCTTCAATAGCTGCTTCTTCCTGAACGGAAGCGACTTCACTAACGGTGCCGGGCAGAGAACCGGGTGCGTGTTCGCAGATCCCCTGTTCGTCAATAAGGCCATCAAGGACTACGGAATCGGAACCCTGTCTCCCTGCAAAGAGGCGGGTATGGACCTAAAGCTATTCGACTACCTGACCAGCACGGCCAGCAGAGTGGACATCGGCCTACTGCAAGAGAACAGGGTTGGCTCGGGAGACGGAAGCATAGGGGCGCCCTTGCACTTTTCGGTGGAGCACTAAGGTGAGTGATTATTACGTAGATGGCGCCGTAGGCAACGACAGCAACGCTGGTACCAGCGAAGGTGCGGGCAATGCCTGGGCCACCATCGGCAAGGCCATCATCGCTCCTATCGCACCCGGAGACCGCCTATTCATCAAAGCCAGCGCCAGCTATGCCGAAGACAACGACTTCTCTACCACAAGCGGAACGGCCACCAGCCCTATTGTCCTGGAAGGATACACTACCACGGTGGGCGATGGCGGCAGAGCCACAATTCCGGGCAATGGGGGCTCACGAACCCTTCGGACCGGCGCATTCTATTCGGTCAGAAACCTAGTAGTCACCAAGGATAATTCCGGGGGCTCCTCTGCTGGGATTTTATTGGAAGGTACGTCTATCGCTGAGAACTGCGAAGTAGATGGCCTGTCTACCAGCGGCAGGGGATTTGAAAACGCAGTAGGAACTTATCATGTGGGCTGCTATGCACACGATTGCAATACGGCTGGGTTCAGGTTCTTTGGAATAGGCGGAGCCTTTTCCTGCGTTACCGATACTTGCTCCGTCGGATTCGCTAATAACGTCGGAACGCTGGGGTACTTCTACTGCATAGCCATAAACAGCAACAGTACGGGCTTCCAGATGAATTCCAATGGCGACAACGAGCCCATGATTAACTGCACGGTTGATGGAGAAGACCTGGGCGGAACGGGGTACGTGAATGGGACATCCGGGGGAGTCTCCAAAGTGATAAACTGCGTGGCCACCCGCTGTAACGTGGGTATGCAAGGCAGCGCTTCGTCGGCCACAGAGAGAACCTTATCGTCCAACAACTGCCTCTTCGGCAACACGTCCGATTATTCCGGCGGGCAAGTGGCCGCGCCTAACGAAATCACCACGGACCCTACCTTCGTGGACCAAGACAGTAACGACTACGGACCAGACACGGGCTCCCCTCTGATATTCGGGGGCCTGGACATGACTGCGGCGACTTGGTTCGCCATGACCGGAGACCCTATCGACGTAGGGGCCCTACAGTCCTTGCCGAGCGCGGCCAACATTGCGGGCGCCTTCTTGAATTGGGGAGTAAACTAGATGGGCTTCAACATAGAACAGAACGAATCCATCCCGGCCCGAAGGCGGGTTCCGATGTACGCCCTGGATGATTCGGACGGCAGGACGCCGATAACGAATCTGACCCTAACCACCGGGGACATGAAGGTCACCAAGAACGGCGGTACGCCCGCCAATCACCTGGGTACGCTGACTACCATTAGCGCCACCAATGGCCTGTACTACTATGAGGCGGAAGCGACCGAGGTAGATACCGAGGGTCCACTGGGTCTAGTCATCAATAAGACCGGGGTCCGCGACCTTGTCTGGGAAAGTAACATCGTCAATCGAGAGCCGTTCGGCGATCTGGTTAAGAGTCAAACCACGGCCAGCAAGAGGAGAATCCTGTTCTATCTGGTGAGCAATGCCGACGCGATCACCCCGGTCACCGGCAAAGTGCTTGCGGATATGACTATCACGTACAGCAAGAACGGCTCTACGCTAATCGCTTCTGCTGGCACCGTTTCCGAACTGAGCGACGGTTTCTACTACTATGAAGCCACCGAGTCAGAGGTGGATACGGAGGGGTTCTTCCTTCTGTCCATCGTTCCGGTGACGACCGATGCCTTCAGAAACGTGGCGCGGTTCTCTCTGGTCGCAGAGGCGGATGGCGACGGCGGGGGCCCGGACGAAGGGGACAACAAGTATCTGATTCCGATTATCCCCGAAGTGCAAATGAGAGCCATGTTCGCCGCCAACCCGATCACTGGGCCTCCGAAATTCGTGGCCGTTCGGCCCAAGCTGCTGGACCCCGAAGATTCCGGCAACGCCGGGCAGCGCTTCGAAGTCCTGTTCTACCCGGTGCCGGATAGAGCCTATACCCTGGAGTACCGATACAACCGGGAATGGCTCAAGCTATCGACCACTAACAAGTACCCTCCGGGCTCGGCCTATCACGGAGAGACCATCCTCCAGTCCTGCCTTGCTATGGTGGAACAGCGCATCGAGGGTAAGCGCGGGGAAGATCACGAACTGTTCCTGGAACTACTCGGCGCCTCTCAGCAGATCGACGCCAAGCACAAGGCCATAACGCGAACATCGGCGTGGCCGGTCAAGGAATTCGACCCGGAGACTGACGCGCTTCTTACCGGCAAGGGTGACGGGCCGCCTGGAGACTCCATTGAATCCCTACGCCGCGACGTGGGTATGTACCTCCAGTTCCCCAATAACCCGGACGAATGGTCTTACGATCAAGAAGGGATAGCCGATACGGTCATCCAGAGCGGGGTGGAGAACTTCCACCTTCCGCCTCTTGTGCCGATGCTAAAGTCGGAGACCCACGTTTGGACCTTCCTGATGCCCATAGCGACCCTGACCACCGTGGCGGACACCGAAGACTACGACGCGCCTACCGCGTTCGGGGGCCTGCAAGGCGACATGACCTATCAGACCTCTAACGAGGGGTACGGCTCTATCCCGGTCGTGGGAGAGGAGCAGATCCGACGCATGAAGATGAACAGTCCCATAGGGACCGGAAAGCCTCAGTTCGCTTGCACCTTCGCCGACATTGACAGCGTTCCCGGCTATCAGCAGAACGTCCAGGTCATCCGCCTCTGGCCGACCCCTGATGCGGTTTACGTGCTTGAGTACAAGTACCGACTGGTCACCGACACCATAGGCGGACGTGGCTATACGCAAAGCGTAGCCCTGGGCGTTCCCATCCACCGGCAGACCATCCTGGCAAGCTGCTTGGCTGTTGCAGAGCAGAGGATCAAGGGCATAGCCAACGGGCCCATGTACCGCATGTTCATGGAGCGACTTGCGGCCAGCATCAGCTACGACAGTAACCTCAACAAGCCGGACTTCCTGGGCTACAACGGAGACAGGTCTAGTGTGAACGGCGGACGATATGCAAACTTCAATAGAGCAACAACTGTCACCGTTGGCGGTGTTCAGTATTAGGAGAACGAGACATGGAATTCATCAGAATAGAAGCAATTACCGATGCCAGCGGAGACGCAACGGTCTATTCCAGAAACGAAGTGAAAGGAAAGTGTGTGCGAGTGTGGATCGACCTGGGAACCCTCACTACTGTGGACTTCACCGTTACGGGCGAGCGCACGGCGGAAGCCATCTATTCCGACACCGGACTCAGCGGCGACACGCTGGTAGATCCCACGACGGCGGCGGGAGTGTATGTTTGGCAGGAAAGGATAAAGGTTGTGGTAGCCAACGGCGGGGCCACCAAGACCGGACAGATTTGGTTCGCAATAGCTGACGGCTAGGAGCGAGAGGTATGGCAACAGTATTCTCCGATGACTTTGAAACAGACCTGAGCGCATGGGACGTTGCAACGATGGACCTTGCAGCAGGCGAAGGCCTTAACAGTTCGCAGGCTGCAAGAGGAGACCTTGTTACGGAACGGTTGACGCATAATCTTGTCGTGAGTCTTACGAGCATTTGGTGCGGCTTTTGGTTCAGGCCAACAGGAACATCGTCGTCTAATGTGAATCTTGTAAACTACCTATCAGATGGAAGCAACTTGCAGTCAAGGATAGGGTACAACAATTCTACCGGCAATATGTGGGTCTCCGATCAATCTGGTAGTGCCATAGATCAGGCGATTGTAAGTATTGCCGATGGGGACTTCCACTTCATCGAGTTCTTCTGTTTCTGTGACAACTCAGGGCAATCAATCGCACACATTGATGGCGTGGAAGTGCTAAATGGTTCGGGAGACACTAGGGGTACGGGCGGTCCACCGATTGACCACGTGCAATTCCAGGGACACACTGGTATCAACGTAAGATACTTCGACGACTTCTATGTTGACGATACAGAATTCCACGGATTGCCCGCCACGCTTTCGACGGGCCGCGTCAGTGGCATGTCGGTTCACCACATCGACCTAGCGACGGACGCCGCTGGGGACGGGACTGCTTACAGCCGCAGCAAGGTCAACGGAAAGGTAGTTCGGGTCTTCGCGGAAGTGAACACCCTTGCCACTACAACCGATGTCGTGGTCACTGGGGAGAGGACCGCAGAAGCGATCTACACGGGCACAAACCTTACTGCGAACACGCTGGCCGATCCGACTACGGCGGCAGGCGTGTACATCTGGCAAGAGCGAATTAAGGTAGTTACCGCTCAGGGCGGCGACACAAAAACTGGGAAATTATGGTTCATCGTAATCTAGGAGAATGATATGGCAGCACCGACTTATGGAACAGGCGTGGAGGCGGACCACAACATACCCGCCAAGCTGGAAGGCAGCGTTTTCCCGACCAACTTCGCGGGACTTTTCAGGACCGCGCACGGCCTGATGCTCGGCTGGGGCGACACCGTCCCCGCCGACGCGGACACCGGCTGGGGCAAGGCTGCGCTGTTCCTGCACACGGACGGCAGCGGGGGCGACACGCTGGTCTATCAGAACAACGGCAGCACTACTAGCGCCGCGTTCATCGAAATCACCAGCATTGCCGGGGCCGACTTCGAGGCGACCGGAATCCTATCTGACGTTGTCGCCGAATCGACTTCGGCAGCGGGCGTCACGGTTGATGGCGTTATCATCAAGGATGGCGCGATTACGACGACTACTACTGCGAACGTCATGGCTGGGGGGGACAAGACGCTGATGATTGCAACCCCAGACACCGCCTACACCGTATTGGCGGTTAATTCTGGCAAGGTCCACTATGTACCCAACTTGTCTGCTGACAGGGTTTACACGCTTCCGGCCAACGAGGCTGGACTCTATTACGAGTTCTGGTCAACCCTTATCGCAGCAGACGGCCATGATTTGCAAATCGTTGCCGACAATGCTGCTGACTTCTACGAAGGGTGCCTGATGTGGACCGATTCAGACCTTACCGTGGGGGCGGTCATCAGTGCGCCTGATGGTACGAGCGACCACACCCTCAACATCCTCTTGCCAGCCAACTTCTGTATCAAGATGTATTGCGATGGGACTAACTGGTTTATAACCGGAACTGTGTTCGCCTCAGGCACTCCGACCTGGACGTAAAATGGAAATCAAGGGCTGGATAAATATCATGACCAAGCGGTCTGAGATGATTGATCCTAAATCGCACTTAGCGACACAGGAACACTTTGGCTGGACGACCGGCGATCTGGCAGTATGGCGCGAATGGGACTGGGCCAAGGATGACGGTGGCGAAACGCTTGTCGTGCGAACCGGACCGGATGACCCAGACACTATGGCAGATGATCTGCGGATGGATCTACTGGTGCGTTGGCCGACGCAGCAGGAGGCCAGGGTGGCGTTAAGCACGACCATCCCGACGTTCGCGTAGCAGGAGGCCCTGATGGGACAGCGTCGTGTACTGACTGTGCCCTTCCCCATGAAGGGTCTGAACAGGCGATGGGCGTATGGGCAGCAGCAGCCCGATACGTCCATCCACATGCTGAACATGCGCCCGGATGAATCGGCGGAAGATCGTACGCGCGGCGGCACTCGACCGGGAATCATCCGTCCCTACGTTACGCGAGTGGGGGCGGATGAGGTCCGTCTTCTGTCTCAGGTCAGGGCCGTGCCCACCAACCAAAACAGGTTCTTTTTCGACGACTTCAACGCTTTCCCGGACGGAGGGCTTTTCCAAAACGCGATATGGACGCTGCCAGAAGGAAGCAACAAGGAGCCCCAGTATATCGTTATAGGGGGAGAGCCTGCCGTTCAGGACAATCTGGACTTTCCGCTGACAGATCAATTCAAGTCCTGTGCCGTCCTAAAACTTATAGCGGAGGCCGACCTGTCTCTTTCGTATGAAGTGGCCGTTACCACGGTAGGCAGGCTTGATTCCTCATTCCCTTATGGAAGATTGACGATCTATGCCGGGTTGGACGACACGACGCCAAGCCTGATAAGTGATTACGTGGCGCTGCATGTTTCTTGGCAAAGCCCCGCCTCTTTAAGTTTGAGCGTTTTTCAGGTGGCGGGCGGCGTCGTTGTGTTGACTGACGCGACTTCGGTGATTACGGGCATTTCGACAGTCTTACCCCACGCGATCAAAATGGAAGTGAATCCGTCCGCCCAAACTATTACTGGCTTCTTGGATGGCGTCCAGTATGCGCAGATAACAGGGGTCACATTCCCACTTGCTACCGGGGGCGGTCGGATCGGGTTCGATTTGTTTACCAGTGAGGTCTTGCAACGTGCAGCAATCGACAACTTCATTTTCACGTACTCGGTGGGGACCGCCTCGAACGCGCAAGCCAACAGGAACTACATGGTTGCCGGGGCCAATCAAGGACTAATGAGAGAGACTATCGAAGGCGACGACATCGAGACGGCGGCGGCGGGAAGTTCCGCCAACATCGTCCAAGTGCCTCCATTGCCGCAGCAGACCATCCAGGCCCAGGACTATCTTGGTAAGCTATATATCGCCGACCATGATGAGCCCATAGCAACCGGAGACGACGGTGTGGCGGCAGGCAACACTCTGGTAAGCGGCTCAAACCTATCAATGGGGAATAGTGTTGACGCCGATAACGATGTCGTGGTTATTGCTGGTCCGATTACTTCGAAAATTCTGGGAACTTATTTGGTGGCGTCAGGGACAGGGGGGGTAATCACCTTGGTCGAGACGTTTGCCTTTGCCGAAGCAGGACTGACCTTCCGCGTCGAGCGGGCACCAAAGGTGTATGACCCGATAGCGGATACCCTGGAAATTTGGTATGACCCTCTCGTTTCAGTCGGCGGGACCGGGGTAGTCGCCAATCAGCCTCCTACCGGCTGTATAGTGATAGGCACGTTCTTGGATCGCATTGCGCTGGCTGGCGGGAAGAACAACCCGTCCGTCTGGTTCCTGTCCGGTCGAGGGGATGCGCTTAACTGGAATTTTGCCTCTACCGGCGAAGGCGGCGCCGTCGCTGGCGATAACAGCAACGCCGGTCAGATCGGCGCACCAATCACCGCTATGGTCCCCAGCATTGAGGACTATCTGCTCCTGGGAAGCCTGGGAAGCCTGTATATCCTACGCGGAGACCCTACGGTTGGCGGTAGGCTGGACAACATGAGCCGCAGAATTGGGATTGTGGGCACAGAGGCGTGGTGCTATGGCCCCAACAGTAGCGTCTTCTTCTTGAGTCGCGACGGGCTCTATATGATTGCCCCCGGAGCCACGTCGTATCCGCAGAGCCTATCGGAAGAAGTCCTGCCGGGGCCACTCAAGAACGTCAACAACGTGAACACCCACGTCATGCTCGAATACGACGTTCTGAACAGGGGCATCCATATTCACTTGACCAACGTCAATTCGGGCATTGCGCTAAGCTACTGGTACGACCTTGAAATTCCGGGCTTCTGGCCGTTCCGCTACGCCACAGCCAATCATCAACCGTTCACTACGCTGCAATACGAGGCCGACAAGTCTACCTCTGCGGCGATGCTCATGGGCGGCAGGGACGGGTACATCCGCAAATACGCCAAGTCTGCTTCAGTGGACGATAACATTGACCAGACCGCCATTTCGTCCAACATCGTTCTCGGACCGATCCCACTAGGAAGTTCCCCGGACGCTGAAGGGCTCTTGCAGCGGATCGAAATAATCCTGGGCAGAGACAGTAACCCGGTGAACTGGAGAATGTACATCGGCAACACAGCCGAAGAGGCCATACACAATTGGCAGTTCAGCAATATCTACAAGTCCGGCGTTACTCGGGAACTAACGGAAGGCGAGAACCGCTCCCTGCTGAGCGTGCATCATCCAAGGGTTCGGGACTACTATGTTGTAATTCGCCTAAGTAATGACGATGCTAATAGGTGGTGGTTTGAGCAGATGGTTGCCATCATCAAGGACGTGGGCAGGCACAGGAGCAAGACGGTCTAATGCCGGTACTCGGAGACATCCCTAAGCGAGCGCGATCCAACGTCGATAGCTGGCGAGAGACCCGCAACGCCGTTGACGTGCTCAATCAGCGCATCGACGAAATTATCGCCGCTGGCCCTATCACGGTAGATCCAGCCGTAGACCCCGATGCCGCCGTAACGACAGACAGCTTGGGGGCCGAGAAGTTCGTGTTCTGCCCCTCTGCTTGCACTGTTACCCTGCCCCCAGTAGATGAGAATATCGGCAGAATCTATCACATCATTCGCTCGGGCAACCCTGGAGGCTCGAACAATGTTACCATTGAAGCTGTCGGGGATGATTTGATAAACGGAGATCCTTCGGTGGTCATCAATCAGCAGAATGGAAGCATATCGCTGGTCGGGATCAATGATGAGTGGAGGATATTCTAATGACGTATCAGCCTAACCCCTTGGTGACTGATGGCGGACAAGAATTCGTGCGCACTTCTGACGCCGCCACAGAAGCCATGCTCACTAAGATTCTCGACGAATTGAAACATCTAACACTCATGGTGTCGATTGCTACAGACACCAACACGCGGGAGGAATAGTTCTATGGGTTTTTTAATACAAGATGGAACAGGAACAGGGTTCCACGCAAAAGTTACGTCGGAGAACCGCGTCAGGACGGACGGCGTGTCTGAGGGACCGCTGGAAGCTGCTTCTGACCGGGGCGACGCCGCGATCTTCTTTTCGTCTTACTCGGCTACGGGTGGCGATGAAATTATCAGCATCAAAAACGGCGAGCCCCTCAAGAACCTGCACATCACTCGCATCCTTGCTACAGCTACAGGCGAAGCCATCTTCACTCTGTTTGAGGTCACTTCAGGAACGGCAGCGGGCACCACCCTGACGTACCAGAACCCCAACCTTGACAGTGGCGTAACCAACAGCGGCACGTTCTTCGGCAATGCCTCTGTGACGGGCTCGCTGTCAGGAAACACGCTCGCAGTTTTTGCTGTGTCTGGGGCCAGCGTGGAGACTGAAGTGTTCCTTGAGGGTTCTTTACAGCTTGCCAATGGCGACGAAATCGCCATCACTTGCGACGGCTCAGTCACGCCGTACATAACCATGCTCGGCTTCTGGAAAGACAACACGGAGCAGTAATGATCGACTCAAGGATAATGGATGGGATGGGCACGGGCTGTGCGGCCCACGTTCATGCTCTGCCCAATAACAAGTCCCAGCACAGCGGGCTCGTTGTGCTCCAAGAGAGGTTTGTGAACCTCAATCCCGAAGTCCACTTCTTCTTGCATGAGACGTTCGGCGCTGCCATGAATCAAGCCGTTGCAATTACAGATGTTCCGCAAGTTATCCATGCGGGCGTCGATTCGGGCTCAGCCATTGCAGGAACAAATACGACTGCCGGGGCCAATGTTTTGATCGATTCCGGTGGTGGTTTTACTGCGGCGGTCGGAGAAGGCGCGAGCGTAGAGAACACTACTGACAATGCTTACGCAAGAGTCACTTCGGTAGATAGCGATACGCAATGCACTCTGGATGCAGATATATTCCCTACGGATACGGGTGACGGCTACACAATCAATCCGATTTGGACTGGGAATATCGTTGCAGGAACCTGGGACTTCGCCGCAACAGGCAAGATCACCATTACCTCTGCAAACGACAATGATGAGGCAACATTCGATACTGATTCTTCGCGCATGTGGGACATGGCCAACTTCTCTACTATCACAGGGAAGGTTGATCTTGATACTTACGACTCAACGCAAAACAATATGCTGTTGTCGTTCGGACTCAACGGGGTGCTGGCCGGGAACAGCGTCAATCTTGACGACCATATAGATGTTGGCATCTTCGACGAGCAAAGTTTCAGTATCCCCAAGGCAAACTTCGGCCTCTCCAATCAAGAAGTCAACGATATGAGCCTGCTCATTACTAGATCAGGCGGAGTCAAGCCCACGATCAAGTTCGACGACTTTCATATCCAGGGCACTGGCGGGGTGGTTCCTGCCGTGTTCTACTCCAGAACACCGCTAGGGAGCATCTTCCATGTCCAGGAAATCAGAGCCCAGATAGCGGACGCTCTTACTGGGGCTGTTACTGACGGAACCATGCCAGGGCTCGGATACAGTAAGATTCTCGCTTTGAGCGCTCTGACAAATGGGATCGTAGTCAATCGAGTGCAAGACGGCGTCGTTAAGGATTCCTTTGTTCTTAGGCAACTGGGCGACTTCCTGACGGCAGGAGGAGAAATAGAGACTGCGATCAGCGATGGAACCAATACGATGATTACCGTGAACATCAAGTTCCCCGAGCCCATAGTTATGAACGGCAACCCCAACAGCTACATCAGTATCACAATCAACGATGACCTCAGTGGCTTGTTGCAGTTCACGGCATCGGCTAGAGGGGCGATTGAAATATGACAAGTAGGGAGCCTAAAGAGGCAGAAGGGTAGGTTATTATGGGACTTGGCGACCTTGGCATGGCTATGGACCCGCTTTCGTTGATTTTCAGCCTGATCGGCGCTGGCGATCAGCAGAACATGGACCGAGAGGCCATGGAAGAGAACATCAAGCGCTGGGAAGAAATGAAGGCCATCAACGCGGACACCCGATCCCGGGTAATGCCGCGCATACGAAGGAATAAGCAAGAGGAATTAGGACTACTCAAGGGTCGAGGCGCCTTCGAGCGAGAGGAAGTCGGGCGAAGGGCGGACGACCGGCTAGATACGATTCAGGGTCGTCGGCACGCATCAGTGAGGGGGGCGACGGCGGCTAGTGACGTGCTCGCAAACAGCGGAGAGACCGCCCGGCAGTCCAGCGCGCTGGAGAGCAAATTGACTGGAGAGCGCCTTGGAGTCGTAAGAAACGCCAACGACACAGAGAACCGCTTTGACGTTGACCTCGCCGGGCAGCTTATGAATGTCACCGGCTCCCGGCAGGACGTCGCCGGTCAGTCTGGATGGCTGGCGCTTGCGTCGATATTTGGCGATCACGCGCCAGGCCCGCCGCCCCCGGAGGACAACAGCCCCAGCTTCGGTGAGCAGTTTGGGATGAACGCGGCCAATATGGGCCTACAATTAGGAGCAGGCGCCCTGACGGGGGGCTTTGGCGGGGGGGGCGGCTTCAGTCCCTTTGGGAAAATGAACCCGATGCAATGTATTGACGGCGCCGCGGAACTACAGACAGAGGGCGGGCATGTAACGCTGGCGAACGTGCCCATAGGCGCGAAGGTCATGTCGGCCAATGGGACATTCCAGTCTGTCGCAGACAAGGACTACGGAAAGCCTTGGGACAGCCGCAGGGATGATTTCGTCAAGATCGAGTCCGGGGGCCGTACTCTGATCCTCACCGAAGATCACGTTGTAGGCGGTAAGCCAGCGGGCGAATGGGATCATGAGGAAGTCGGCCCGGTGCATTGCGGCGACATTCTTCTGGCAGACGGCAGCGACTACATGGCAAACGGGTTCGTGGTGTCTACGCATCCGAACCTTGTGAACGCATCAGAAGAGGTAACGACCGATGCCACAAATAATCGTTGAGCATGGTTTCGGCGCCGCTATGGAGCGGCACCTGCAACTGTCCGCGCGCCGCGGGGCGCAGCGGCGGCAGCTACAATTGCAGGCCGACCTAGCCGAAGCGCAGATCAAGGCCCGGCAGAACGAATTGCGCACGCGCATGATTAACGAGTCCATCGGCAAGGCCACCGACATGTTCACTGGCGAACTTCTCGCCGGGCGGAAGCATGCGCGGGATATGGAGAGTATGCGAGAGGGCGCTGTTCTTGATACCGAGAGGGATCTGGCTAAGCATGGACAGACGCTTGATAGGGATGCGGTTCAGTATGAGCAGTCGCTTGATAGGGATCTGGCTAAGCATGGACAGACGCTTGATAGGGATGCGGTTCAGTATGAGCAGTCGCTTGATAGGGATCTGGCTAAGCATGGACAGACGCTTGATAGGGATGCCCTCGGAGATCAGGCGATATTCGATAGACAGGCCGCCAGGGATAAAGCGACGGATGCAAGGGACCAAAACAGGCTAGACCACCCCCGCAAAACGGAAATCGAAAAGGCTCTGAATATGGCTGGTGTGCGGCATCATACCGCAACCCTGAAGGTTTTGCATGATACTGGCGTTGCTGGTTATATTGCGGCCAATTCCGCTAATATCAGAAATTCGCCGAACGAAATGACCCCAGGCGAAAAAACGACCCTTGGCATCGTAAACGAGGAAATCCGTAATTACACCAGCGGCTATCAGGATGGAACCGTCCCGGGGCCGGATTTCGTTGCCGCCATGACGAACGCCGCGATGAACCTCGCAGACATAAACCCCAGCGGGCCGCGCAAGAAGACCCTGAAAGACGAGGTCCGGCACATAACGGGAACGGGCTTCGGTGAAGGAGGAAACATGATGCGAAAGTACGCCTCTTTCAGGATCAACAAGAACGGAGAAGCATTCCTGGCAGGATACCCTGATGACCACCTGTCTAAGCAACAGGATCGCATCGACGCAAAGGGGGACGCTTACCACAAACCCTTGTTCGAAGAATACGATGTTATTCCCGCCGGATCACCAGCGCAAAAGAAATGGCTTAAAGAGCACGACGACAAGGTTCCCACGGACTACACGCTCATAGACCGACAAGCCCAATCCATGAGGCTATATGAGGGTATGTGGTGGGACATCCGTAACGGCCAGGGGAACATCACGCAGGCAGAGAAAGAAGAACACATGAAGGTGCTGGCGCGGATCGCAGTAGAAGAGGCTTCGGATGACATTAAAGAGCCCACCAAGGAGGGGCAGGAAATAGCCAGCGAGAAAGAACGATTCCAGGCCATGTCGGACGCCGCTGGTGGGGACTGGATTCCAACAGGCGTCCCTAAGACGATGGAAGACGGAACGAGGTTCCAGGCGTGGTTCAAGGACGGAGAGGCCACATGGAGGCCGTGGCCGGTTGCGCGTGGCGGATACGGCTACCCGTTCCCTGGAGCCCAACGAGGCAAGGAAGGCTATATCGGCGGCTGGCCAATGGGACAGACGGACAAGAGACAGGAATAGGCTGTTTCATGCCAGAGCAACAAACAATGCCTGAGAAGATGGGTGCCAACCAGCGCGGCGACGGCACCGTGTCCCCTCCGCCCGACATGAAGTGGGAGGATGTGCATGACTATGTTTCTGGCGTGCAAGACATCCCGAAATCCAAGAGACCGCCGGACTTCTCTAACTTTGAGGATTTCATCGAGTATACCGGGGGAACCCCGGAAGTGGCCCGAAGGCAGGAACTCATGTCTGCCGTTGCCGAGTCCGCCGCCACATCCGAGGCGGGATACTCTGATTGGGACGACGACACCAAGCTATTCGCCCAGAACGCCCACAGGGATCGAGCGGGGCTAGGCCCGCTCGAATCCCTCCCGGAGCAGCAGACCTTCGGGGAATTCATTGAGGAAGACGTTGCCACCTGGGGCGGGTTGGTTAAGAGGCTCCCGTTCGTCGGCGCCGGAAAAGAGGCCTGGGACTTGAGTGAGGTTCTAATAGCAGCGAACCGAGCCGAGAAGGCTGTTGACTCGAACGCCAAGGTGAGCGAGGAGGACCAGAGGCTCCTGGAAGACTTCTTCGTCGCTACCACCAAGGCGGCTCGCGGCAAGACATGGGGCGGAATGTTCTCCCAAACAGTCTCCGCTATGCCGACGTTCATGGCGGAAATGGCTCTATCGGGCGGTCTTGTTCCCGCTGCCAAGGCCGGGGTAAAGAAGGCTGTAACGACCGTAGCCAGGAGGAAAATTTCCGCCATCGTCTCGCGCATGATTGTGGGGTCCGCGCTGATGAGCAAGAATCTGGCGGTCAAGACTGCCGCCAGGGCCCCGTTCTTCGGCTTCACCGCGTCTAAAAACACCTTCGAGAGAATGGTTCCCGGATACACCTTCGAGCCTTCCGACATGCCGAACGAAGAAGGCTCCATGCAATTCATCATGGGCAAGAAGGGCGATTCTCTGCTGCGCTCGCTGCCGGGCGGGGTCTTGGACACACTGATAGAAGTAGCATCCGAGCAGCTTGGCGGGGAACTTGGCAACATACAGGCGCTCAGGCTGGCAAGGACATACGCTGCCGCTGGGATCGCCAGGGTGCTCAAGAGCGAAGGAAAAGACTACAGCATGACGGCGGTAGCCAAGCTACTGAAAGCCGGTCACTTCGACGGCGTGCCGGAAGAATTCGTCGAAGAACGGTTCGGCGGAGCCATGCGGGTTCTGGTGCAGGAAATTACTGGCGGCAAGGTGGACTTCGGCGCCACGGTGTTCCCGGAGACAATGAAGGATCTTACGGTAGAAGTTGCCAGTCTGGCTGTTCCAGGGGCCGCGCCAAGGGCGATAGGAACGGCAGTTGATTTTGTCAGGGATGCCAATGAGGCTGTTGGTGTTGGACAAGAAGGCCTACAGTCGATTCGCAAATTCCAGGAGTCGTCAAGCAGGAAGAACGCGGCTCGTGTGGGCCTGGACAGGCGCGGAGTAGACAAGGGCGCTAGAGACGAAATGGCGGAATCGCTATCCGAGGCCGACGCGGAACTGTCGGGCGAAGGCGGAGAGGGGCAGTTCTTAGAAGACACAGTAGGGCAGATACCAATAGACAGCGTTACAGCAGTAAAGGAGTCTCAAGATGATAAGCAAAGTGTTGATAGGGCAGAGCGGGGGACCGCTGGGGGGGTTCGCGGAGTCACAGCAGAAGGCGGTGGGGCAGGCAGCGTTGGAGAGCAGGCAGGCCAAGGAAAGGCGCCGGAAGCGGCAGCAGGCCCGCTACCAAGCGGAGCAGCAGGAAAAGGCACAGAAGAAGGCCAAGGGCGGGTTCATGGGGTTCTGAAGAAGGCTCCTCCTGGGATCACCGGGCCGATTGGGAGAAGGAGAACGAAGAAGCCCCGCGACGTGTCCGGCCCAATCGGCGTGGACATCAAGCGCCCTGGTAAGCCACCAGCGGGCCCCAGTAAGCCCAAGGAAAGTGCGGAAAGCGCGGAAAGTGCCGGGAAGGATTCAGCCCTAGCCACCATCCCCGTCGCCGACATCCAAGTAGACGCCGAGAGGTTCCAGTTCAAGATGGGGATGGACGCAGAGGGGGTGGGGCCGTCCTTGGCGGGCGCCGAGAAGTTCGATCCAGAACTAGCGAACGTCGTGGGCGTGTGGCGTGATCCTGCGGACGGCAATATCTACATCGTGAACGGGCACCAGCGCCTAGGCCTAGCGCAAAGGCTTGGCGTCGATAACATGAACGTCCTGTTCATTAAGGCTGACACGGCGGAAGAGGCCCGAGCCACCGGCGCCCTGATGAACATAACCGGCAACCAGGGCACGGCGATAGACGCTGGCAAATTCATAAGGGACAAAGGATACAACCAAGAGGAATTATCTAAGCGGGGCGCCAGTTTCTCGGACCCGCTAGTCCGACAAGGCATGGCGCTGGCCGCCCTGGAGAATTCTGTCTTCGCTAAGGTGGTCAACGGAACGATCACAGAGAAAATTGGCGTCACTATCGGAGAGAACCTGCCGAACCACGCCGACCAGAAGGCGGTAATGGAGGCCATAGAAGTCAGGAAGTCCATCACTCCCCCTGTCCTAGCAGAACTGATACGTCTCGCCAAGGGCGCGCCGACGACAACCCAAACCCAGACAGACCTGTTCGGCGAAACAAAAGAAGAGAAGAACCTATTTATCACTAAGGCCGCTACGTCCAACTGGATACGCAAGAAGCTGGCCAAAGAGGAAAAGCTATTCAAGTTCGTTTCGGACGAACAAAGGGCGGCGGTTCTGAGCGAAGAGAAGGTAGCCGATGTCGATGTCGAAAAGGGGGCGGAACTAGGCGAGCAGGCCGCGACCGCTATGTTCCTGTACGACAAGCTGACCGGCAGGGTCGGCGAAGTGTCCACAATACTAAACGAAGCCGCAGAGGCCATAGCCCGTGGCGAGAATCTAGAAAAGGTGCGCAAAGATGCCTACAAAAGAATCAAAGAAGCCATCCAGCGAGAGCAAGAGTCAGGAGGTCTTTTCCCGAGAAGTGACCAAGCGGATGATAGACCAAGCCCTGCTGATAGAGGAGAAGAATCCGGGGCCGAGACTGGTGACGAAAAACGGCAAGATTTACCAAGTGATAAAGAGGGGGAAAAAGAAGGAGTAGACAATCCGAAGCTACTCGTAGAGCACAACGATCTACTGGAGCAATCCCTCAAGGCGCTAAAGGAAGGCAAGCACGAAGAGAGCAATAAGCTGGCACAGAGGGCGCACTCAAAGGGTAAAGAATTTGGCAACGCAGTCCGCATCGCGGTCATGGATCAGACAGGCGAAATAGACTCGCTAAAGCTGAAAGAAGTGGTGTCCCGCGTCAAGGACGGGTTCTTTTCAGGAAAGCACGCCGGCGCCAGCAAGACAGATATGAGCAACGCGGTCAAGGCCGAAATTGCGGCACTAGACGCGCGGACCGACGAACTTCTCGACAAGCCGAAGCCGGAACTAACCCCCAAAGAGAAAGCCCGCAAGGAACTGGACGCGGCCAAGGCTGCCCTCAAGAAGAAGCCGGGCGAGGGGTTCCTTTTCGGCGAGAAGGGCGGGCAAGATCCTGACCTGCTTGCCAAGCTGCTAAGGCTGATGAAGGCGTATATCAACCACGGCGTGACGTCCTTCCAAGAATTCATGGCTCACGTAAAGGAAGACGCAGAAGAGCAGATCGCCAATGAGGATATGGTGGAGGCGCTCAGGGAGGCCTGGAACGAAGAGGCCAAGGCGAACGACACTATCGACGAGGCCCCGCCCGAGACGCCCGAGACCCCGCCCGTCGCAACCGGGGGGCCGATCCAAAGCGACACCAGCATCAAGAACGCGGCTACCGACGCCATCAGAGAGGACTGGGGGCTCCCTCAAGTCCAGAAGCCCGGCGTAGAGAAGCATCAGGACGTCGCTGATCGCGCAGAACGAATCATGGAGGATGACCCCGGCAAAGCGCCGCGACTTGTTGATGAGATCCTACTGGACCCCGGCAAGATTCGTGGCACCCTGGACGAAATGATAGTTCAGCGCTACCTGACTATGCTACAAATGCAAGGGCGCAGGGCTAGGGCCCAAATGAGAGAAGCAGCCGACAAGGGGGATTCTGCAAATGAGGCTATCCACAGGAACACAAATGAGGTTCTCGCCGGGCAAATAGGCTTGACCACGATGGCTGCTGATCGCATGGGAACCCCAATAGCCCAGGCGTTGAACATACGTCGCCGAAGAATGGACGACAACTTCGACCTTGTCGAAATGAAGATGCAGGCGTCCGAAGCGCAGAACGGCACGCCCCTGACCAAAGAGGAAGAGAAGGAAGTCGAGGCCCTCAACGAAGCCATAGAGCGGGCCCTTGAGGCCACAGAGAGGCACGCCAAGGCCCAGCAAGAGGCGGAGGGCAAGCTGGAGGCGGAGACGCGACGGGCAGCCGAATTAGAAATGCGCCTCATCCAGTCGGAAGTCGCGCTGGAGAAGGAGCGCAAGAAGAAGGCAGCGCCGAAGGCCGCACCGAAGAGTAAGCCTGCGCCCACGAAGCCCAAAACAAGGCCCAAGGAAGAATCCGCCCGCAAGATGATTAAGGAGGCGGAGGACGAAATAACTAGGCTCCTGTCAGGTCGCGTGGGCGCTGGTGTTGATCCGGCACTACTGAAGCCTCTCGTCAAGTACGTCCGGGGCCAAGTCGCCCTTGGTGTGGCCAAGTTCCAGGGCCTAATGGAGCGACTGACGGAGAAGTGGGGAGCCGAAAAGGCTACTCAAATCGAGGAGACCGCCCAGGCCGCATGGGACGAAGTCCATAGTGAAGAAGAGGCAGAGCCGGTCGAAGTTCCCAAGGCCCCCAAGAAGCTAAAAAACAACAAGCAGATTTCGCGCTACGCCAAGAAGCTGGCCAAGTATTTCATAGCCGAAGAGGGCGTTACCGAACTGGACGCACTAATCACGCAGGTGCATGGGGTTCTGGCCGAGGACATCCCCGACGTTACGTGGCGAGACACGCTCGACGCTATAGCCGGGTACGGGCAGTACACGCTTCTTAATATGGAAGAGGCGGAAGTAGTCTATCGAGACCTAGTTGGGCAGTCCCAGCAAACCACCAAACTGGAGGACATGAAGAAAGGAAAGGCGCCCCTCCTGTTCGGAAGAGAGCACCCCACGATGTCCGACGAAGAGCGCAGGCTCGTCAAGCTGGTGAACGAAGGCAAGCGCAAGGGCGGGTACGTTATTACCGACCCGGCCAAGCAGGCTCGTAGCCGCGAACAGCAACGGCTCACAACCAAGATCCACAAGCTGAGAGACCTGAAGAACGCCATCGCGACCAAGCAGAAGCTACCAGAGAGGGGCAAGCTGGAGCCCACCCCAGAGTCTATCGCACTTGACAAGCAGATCGCCGAAGCCCAGGCCGAGTACAACGCCATATTCAAAGACCAAGAGGCCGCAGATCGCAAGCAGACCGCGAACTACAACAAGCAACTGAAGCGCCGCATCGAAGACTGGAAGGCTCGCATAGCCCGTAAGGACTTCTCTCCGAAGGCCAAAGTCGCCAAGACCAAGTTCAACAAGGAAACAGAGAAGCTGCGTTATCAGTTAGAGAAAGTTAAAGACAAATGGCATGCGCGCAGACGACAGTTCAAGCTGGACGACAGGACCGTGGCACACAAAGCGGGGATGCTTGTGCCGGAAGCTATGAACACTCAGCGAGCATTGTTGACCGGCTTCGAATTCTCTGCGGCGGTCAGGCAGGGCGGCATAGTGGCGGTCTCACACCCCCGAGCGTGGGCGAAGGCCGTGCTGGAGACCATGTTCAACAAGAAGTTCTCGCTCAAGAAGGGCGAGGTGAGCCTGACTCCGTTCATCACAAAAGAAGATGCGTCGCGCGTCGAGAACGAAATAGATCAGCGGCCCAACGCGGGTCTATACAAGCTGGCGGACTTGGCCCGCACTATTGTCGGCGGGGCGCTCTGGCAACAGGAAGAAGTGTTTATGACCAGGATGGCCGAACTGATACCGGGCCTCGCCGGTTCCGCTCGGGCCTATACTACGTTCCTGAACCGCATGCGCGCCGACCTGTTCGACATGATGGTGGTACACGCCACTAGGAACGGACAGCCAATCACACTCGCAGAGGCCAAGATAATCGCCAACTGGGTGAATTCTGCTACCGGACGGACGCAGACCAAGGGCTTCCAGCGCACCGGCGTGTTCCTTTCTACCGTGTTCTTCGCGATCCGATTCCAACTGAGCCGGTTCCAAATTCTCACCTTCCAGCCGTTCTGGGGAGGGCTGTGGCGCAAGGGAGAGGGCTGGAAGGACACCAAGCGAGCCCGCATGGCGGTCCTCCGAGAAAATGCCCGAGCGGCTGCCGGGATCGGCACATTCTACGCCGCAGCGGCATTTACGCTCTACATGCTGATGGGCCCTCCGGGAGACGACCCCGAAGACGACTGGAGCATCACGTTTGATCTGCAATCCAGTGACGCCTTCAAGATCCGCATAGGGCGCACCCGTATCGACCCACTCATGGGCCTCTCGCAGATCATGGTGGTGGTCACAAGATTGCTTTCTGGAGAGACCAAGACCCTCAAAGGCAAGACCGTTCCGATCCGCAAACCCTACTTCAGTGACGGGCCGGGTCCGGGGTACGGGCAGGCGACGGGCCAGACCGTGGCCGGACGGTTCCTGCGCACCAAGTTCGCCCCAGCCATCGGAAGCGGCATCGACCTCCTCTCTGGCGAGGACATCAGGGGCAACGAATTGGAACTAGGCACGTTCGCCGCAGGCCTTGTGACACCCATAAGCTACGCCGACACCCTGGCCGTTATGAAAGCCCACGGAATCCCCGCTGGCAGCGCCATGCAAGTCCTGGCGACTATCGGCATGGGCGTCGATTACTACGAGGAGAGGAGACAGCCGTTCAACGCCAAGAAGGTCAAGTCGATGATGCACAGGCTTGGCCGAAATCCGCCGAAGGGTAACCGCAAGCGCCGGAAGTTCCGGGAGTCACAAAGAGACGCTAATGAATTCTTGCACGACAAGGGCTACTCCAGGTCGCAGGTCGAGCGAATATACCAGCGACATATCAACAAGCTGTACAAGACCCGCGAGACGCGCCGAGAGTATATGCGGCGGTTCAGAAAAGAGTACCGGCCACGGGGCCGCTAATTGAACGGTGGCCAGCGGGCAGCGTCCAGGTCTTGCTTCGCCCGAAGGGAATTGATTTCATCCTTGGCCCACTGATGCAACGCCCAGTGCTTCGCCATCGTTGCACGATCATCGGCAATCGCCCGGATGTCCAGTTCTATGGTAGTCAGGCGCTCGGCCAGCTTGATAGCCGCCGCGTGCGCCTCTTTGCCGTCGCCGTTACCAAGGATCGACACCGCCCCCGACCCGCCGCCCATGAGCAGCGCCAGCAACATGCCCACGGTGAGCACGGGGTTCTCTTTCAAGTCCTTCGGCATTACTTACCTTTTGCGAAGGCGTGGCGCATCGCCACTCCGGTCCAAGCCGTTATCGCCATCGCCGCCGTTGCCGCTATCTGCTCCGATATGATCCCCTGAGTCCAGAGAATCCCACAAATGCCGCCCGCCACCAGGCCTATGTTCGTCTTGTTTCCGTTGAGAAATTTCATCAGTGAATACCTCCAACGGCTCAGTCGTCGAGCCGGGTAAATGAATGTGTGCGTGGAAGTGACACCCGGTAAGCGAGTAGACCACCGCTATGGTCAAGACGGCCCACAGGAACACTATGAGCCCGGTCCGCCATCGCTCGATGTTACTCAACGGGTTCCGGCCCGCTCTGATCGTCCTCGCCGTCGCCGTCCGAGTCGAACAGCCAAGTCTGGACGCCCTGGTCTACTTCGAGGATGACGCTGCCCTCGCCAGAGGTCTCTTTCGCTTCGTGATACAGTTCGATCCCGACCTCGCCAAGATTCACGCGGATGCCCATTTGGCTCCCGTCTTGGGTGGTGAATTGGCAGCCAAACAGCAGCGGCAGCACAAATAGAAGTCGTTTCATCGGTGTCTCCAATACAAGAAAACGCCGGGTACTGCCTTGCGGGTTCCCCGGCGTTTTCCGGAGGGGAAAGAAGCAACTTGCTACAGGGACACAGTCCCGAACACGCTGAACAAATCCATGATCGCCTGAAGAACCGCAAGGAAAGGGTTAAACAGTACGAGCAATGGTCCTAGTAGGTCCGTCAAGAAAGCAGTATCCATCAGTTTCTCCTTTCGTGAGATCCTGATATTGTCCCAGCGCCCCGGAACCACTGTCAAAGAAAAATGACGGGTTTTCTGTTGCGTACCGCCGAAGTTGGTGTATAAACGGGATCAAAGTCTATCAAAAGTTGTCAGGCAATGAACGAACCACAGATTTTCACCCTCGCACAAGCCGCTGTAATCATGCAATGCTCCGCGCAGACCTTGCGGCGACATATCGACCAAGGGGCCCTGCGGAGCATCCGGCGCGGCACGGGGCAATACCTCGTCCACGCCTCTGATATTCGAGCGTTTTTAGGACTGGACCCAGACGACACCCTACTTCCGGTTGAAGGAGAAACAGATGACCACGGACCTAGCGAAGATGTCCCCGCTGCAACTGATGGCTGATCGGTGCAAGTACGACCCTGAACAGATGGAGAGGGTGCTGATGGGCACCGTCATCCGACCCGGCAAGAACGGGAGCGCCTCACCCGAAGAGGTCGTAGCCTTCTGTATCGTGGCCAACGAACTTGGCCTGAACCCACTCAAGAAGGAAATATATGCTTTCCCTAACAAGGGTACTATCGTCCCCGTAGTCTCCATTGACGGGTGGTGCAACATCGTCCACCGCAAAAAGGGATTCAATGGGGTTTCCTTCGAGGAGAACGAGAAGGACGGCAAGCTGGTTTCCACGACCTGCGCCATGCACGTTAAGGGCTTAGACATGCCCGTAATGGTCACAGAGCGACTAGATGAGTGTGTTAGGCCCACCGAGCCGTGGAAAACCATGCCCCGGCGCATGCTCCGCCACAAGTCGTTCATACAGGCTGCCCGCATCGCGTTCAGTATGGGCGGCATCTACGATGAGGACGAAGGCAAAGAGGTCTTCGAGCGTGAAGTCGATGTAACGGTCCTGAGCAAGCCGAAGGCTGTCGTGGAGCAGGCCCCCGCCAAGCCCGCAGCACCCCCTGTGCCCCCGGCGCCCGCCCCGACACCCACAAGGGGGTTCATCAGCGAGGCCCAAGTAAAAAGACTCTGGTCTATCGCCAAGGGTGCTGGCGTCTCCAATGCGATAGTTAAGAAGCACCTGACCACACAGTACGGGATCGAGTCGAGCAAGGGCATACCCAGGGAACTGTATGAGGAGATCTGCGCATGGTGCGAATGCAAGCCGCCACCCGAGACACAGGGCTGACCTTCGACGAAGAGTCACACACGTATCGCATCAACGGGCAGGTAGTTCCATCAGTCACTCAGGTTCTATCTGGTGCGGGCCTGATCGACGGCAAGTGGTTCACTGAGGCCGGGCGCACCAGAGGCAGCTATGTAGCGCTGGCCACGGAACTTTACGATAAGGACATCCTGGACTTCGACGCCCTGGACTTCGAACTACAGCAGTACGTTCGGGCCTGGGGCCGGTTCGTCATGGGGTTCGACGTGACGGTACTGGAAGTCGAGAAGAGGGTGTTTGACGCCACCCGCCGCTACGCCGGGACGCTGGACCGCGTCGTGACAATCGGCGTGGACAGCACGCAGCGGATCGTCCTGGACATCAAGACCGGAGGCAAGGCCAAGTGGCATCCCCTCCAGACGGCAGCCTACGCCGCCTGCCTTACCGGCCTGCACAAACGAGCCTCGATCATACTGAAGGACGACGCCACCTTTCAGTATGTAGACCACGGCAACTGCCACACAGCCGACCGGGCCATGTTCTACTCGGCACTGAACCTGTATCACTGGAAGAAAGAGAAAGGACTGATTGATGAACGAAGAGAAGATTGAGCGAGAAGTGGATCTGGCTGTAGCAGAGTCGAGAGACCTGGAAATCTGCGACGATGATAGCCTCCAGGCGGCGGGAGTGTTCCTGCGGCAGATCAAGACCATACTCAAGGAAATTGGAGACACGTTCGACGAGCCTATCCAGGCCGCGCATCAGGCCCACAAGAAGATGCTGGCAGCCAAGAAGAAGCACACGGACCCCCTGCTAGTGGCCGAGAGGACCATCAAGAGCGGCATGTCGGTCTATCAGGCCGAGCAGAGGCGTGTGGCAGAGGCAGAGGAACGTAGGCTCCGGGACATCGCCCGCCAAGAAGAGGAGGAGCGCAGGCTGGCAGAGGCGGCGGAACTGGAGGCCGAAGGCAAGGGCGAAGAGGCCGAAGAGGTCATCGACGCCCCGGTAGAGACCCCGCCAGTCGTACTCCAGAAGGCCACCAAGGTTGAAGGCATCAGCACACGGAAGAAATGGTGCTGGCGACTGGACGACCGATCGAAGATCCCACCGGCCTACCTGATAGTGGACGAGAAGATGGTCAACAAGGTCGTTTCCGCAATGGGCGCCGAGTGCCGGATACCGGGGATCATGGTCTTCTCTGAAGACGTCATTGCTGCGAGGGCGACGTGAGTAAGAAGCCAAAGCCCAGTGCGGCAAAGAAGAGAGACAAGAAGAAGGAAAAGCCCGAAAATCCATTCGAGGCCATGGACAGGCACTACAAGGCTATGGCGGAGGATGTCGCCGCCAAGAAAGCAGCCAATAAGATGCTTCTGGCTAAGGAGGCTGAGTATCAGGAGACCATTGAATCGCTGGAAATCCAGTTCGTACTCCAAAAAGACTCACTCAGGCACATCCAGGAAGAGAGAGAGTTGCTCAGGGTAGAACTAGCGAAAGCCTACAAGGAGGCCGGGAAGGGGAAGCAGGAGTGGGCAGAAGCCTTGGGGTGGCGAGAGGAATTAGAGAGAGAAAAAACCGAGAACTACCAGCTGCGCACGGAAGTGACGAAACTGAAGCGAGAGGCACCCTGGATGGGGGTACAGCAGATCAAGGACCATATCACCGTCCTGAACCGCGACGTCAACAAGGTCGCCCTCGCCTGCATGACAGCCGTCGAGGCCATGAAGAAGTGCGACGATAGGGACACGGACCCCATGAGGGAATACCCGTACCACCAAACCCATATCCAGGCCATCGAGCGTATTATGCGTAAGGGACAACCCCTAGCCGACTAAGGACGGAGCCGCCCGTGAAGATTCCGCTGTATCGAATCGTTGATTGGGATCGCTACTACGAGAACAACCGAAGCCGGATCATCAAGAAGCTGAACTGGGTTCGGATCAGGACCAGCTTCCAGGGGAATAAGATCAAGCCGCTCATCGTGTTAGGTGGAGCAGAGGCATATGGGGTTTGGATTACTTTACCCCTCATTGCGTCCACCTGTGATCCACGCGGCACCCTAGTGACGTCCACCCGGCACCCTAGCGTCACTACGACGTCACCCGAACGTCACCACGACGTCACTAAGGTGCGCGTCCCGCATACCCCATTTTCGCTGAGTATGAAATCCGGCATCCCGACGTCACTATACGAGACATGGCTTCCTCTGTTCGTAAAGCTAGGTTTACTCGAAATCGCAGAGGAAGTAGAGGTTGTGATTCCCGACATAGTGCCGCTCACGCGGCACAACGACGTCAATAGAGGAGAGGAGAGGAGAATAGAACAGCAACAGCATACTTCGGACGTGGTACCACATCTGGGGGACATACCAGCGCTCGCGCCTACTGCTGCTGCTGTTGTTGTTAACCCTAATGAAGAAGAGGGAAAACCAACACTTTCGGATGTGTGCCGGGAACTTCGCCTACTAGGAGTCGATGGCAGGGTGTCCACGCAGATATGCCAAGCACACCCATACGACCGCGTCATGGGCGTCATCGAAATGGTGAAAGCCAAAGGCGCCGACGCCAGAAACCGGGCCGGGATGGTGGTCGTGGCGCTAAACGAGGGCTGGGACGTCCCGCCAATCGGCTCGAAGAAGGAAGATCCGAACGTCGTTGCCGAACGTATGTACCAGCAGGAAAGGGCCAAACATGAGGCCGAGTACAAGCAAATACTGGAAGACCGGCAGACATGCTTGGACACCCTAGCCAAGCTACCACCGGCCCAATTCGAGAGGCTCGCCGGTCAGGCCTTCCAAGCGATCCCCCCAGGATTGAGGACCAATATCGACGAGGAAAACGACGATCCAATCGAAAACAACCACTGGCGAGCCCAGATGTGGCTTTTGCACCAGAGGGGCCTTGCGTCCCCTCTAAGCGACGAAGATGAAAAAGTGGGGCAAGGATCGCTTTTGAACTAGATCGTTCACTGGCGCGACCGCAAGGCCGCTTAATCGACAGATGAGGAGAACCAGCGATGACTGAGCCGACGATTAGCAACGAAAAGGACCGATTGTACAAATGGCGGGAAATCGCAGGCATGTACGACACCTGGGGATTAAACACCAATCGCGAACAGATCGAAGCGGTATTCAAGGGCCAGCTTCCAGACCTGTGGATCAGCAAAATGATGCTGGCGAGACTGGGCGACCTTCTCTGCGAAGTCAATCGCGTTCAGTCCGACGTGTACAGAATCGAGCGGGTGGTGCTCAAAGATCATTACGCCAGAGAGGATCGCCGCTGGGCCGCGAAGGAAAAACTGATTGTCGCCTACTTGTATGACCTGACCCAGCAGTTCGGGGAGATCCCCAAAAACGTCAGCACTAAACTGTTTCAGCAACTATGCAAGTGCAATGGCAAACTGACCCACCGCCCGACCGGCGGGCCCAAGACGAAAGTGCGCAGGGACTACGTCGCTTGGATTGAAGCAGCCGAAGTGGAGGCCGCAGATGAACCAGTTTGACGGATTGAGCAAGGAGGAACTGATCGCAGGGATTGAAGTGCTCGAAGCCGACAACGCCAGGCTGCGGGAGAGTCTCGGACTGCTCGGAGAATTGGTTGAACGCAATGACAACCGAGCGTGGGAACTTGGACGAGAATCTGTGCAAGCCGAGAACGCCAAGCTGCTGGAGGACAGGGTTCTGCCCTATAGGACACAGGAACGGATGCAAAAGCTGGAAGACGAGAACGCCAAGCTGCTGGCTTACGTGAAGGAGCAGCGTTATGACGAGAGGGTGTTCCTTGCCATCAAGGCCGACAACGCCGCGCTGCGGGAATACGCCCGTCATAAGAACCGCTGCGCCGCCACCTGCTTGCACGACCCCGGACCATGCTCCTGCGGACTCGGCGACTTGCTGAAGGAGGGCAGCGATGACACCACCTGACCCGGAAGGCATGAACGATGAGCAGCTTGAGTACCTGATGTGGCTGGAGGCACAGTTGCAGACCGTCTGTGAAATGTCCCAGTTGGTCATGGCGGAACTGGCGGACCTGGCCGAGAAGCTAGGCCCCGATAAAGACATCCTCGAAGCAATGCAAGCAATAAAGGACAGATTCGATGAACACTCCAGACTATTCGAAACTGGTGGAAGCAAGTTGGACGTTGAGGATCACGGGGAAGCCGGGGAGTAAAGGATCGTGGCGACCGATCAAGACTAAGGCCGGGGGAGTCTTCCTCAAAGCTATGGACAAGGGGATGTCAGAGTGGACGAATCTGCTGCGCATGAACTGGGATATGATGGCGGCAAAGCCAGCGGGCCCCACCGCTCACGCCTATCAAGTCTCCTTGGAACTATTCTACGTCAGACCCAAAAATCACTTCGGCACAGGCCGGAACGCGAAAACCCTAAAGACTTCCGCCCCATTCCGCTGCATCACAACGCCGGATGTTGATAAAGTCGCCCGAGCCGCCTTGGACGCACTCACCGGCTACGCCTGGAACGATGACAAGCAGGTCGTGGCGCTGGGAGTATTTAGATCATGGGCCGATGACCCCTATACCAGAATGACCATTATGCGCTTGCACGACGATCCGCCGCCCATGTAAGATCATCGACTAAGGGAGAACCACCTATGGCCCTAGTCGATAAGCTGTACAGGAATCAGGACAACACCCAACTGCGAGTACGCGAAATCACCGGCCTGCTGAACGTGGCCAAGGTGATCGAAGTTGGCGCTTCCAAGATCGAGTCCGTCGTCGTTTCAAACCTGCACACCTCGCTCAACTACGTGAAGTTCTACGATAAATCGGCCCCCACCCTCGGGACCGACGTGCCCAGACTTGTGCTGCCCATCGCCCTGTCTGACGGAACCACCCCGAGCGTTAGAACCTTCCATTTTCGTGGTGGGACCAAGCAGATGTTCCAGACAGCGATGAGCGTCATCGCAACCGTTACGCTGGACAGCGAAACTAGCCAGGCCACACCAGTGGCCGATAAGGTTGACGTCTACGTGACTACGGAGGCAGACTAATGGCCGTACTTGACGAGCAGTACATCGACCAGCCCGGCACCAACCAGATATTGCACAACATCACCGACCTGAGCGGGCTCCTGCAACTGAGCGCTTCGGCCCTCGATGTCCAGTCGATCAAGGTGGACAACAGCAGAAACAGTGTGCCCATAGCACTCAAATTCTGGAACGTGGCGTCGGGAAGCGTGACCTTCGGAACCACCGCGCCGAGCCTCGTGTTCGTAATCGGACCCAACATATCGGGCAACACCGGCGCTGACGGTATCCAAGAAATACAGTTCCCCAAAGGCATGGCGTTCGCTACCGCCTGCACCGTGGCCGCAACACTCACCGCAGCCAAAGCCAACATCGCAGCACCCACAAACCAATTCGACGTAGAAATCGCGATTGATAGCTAAGGAGAAACGGCGGTAGATCGTGGCGACAGGCGGCGGCGTGGAGGAACGGTTGGTCCCGCTCTCCCGCCGTCAGCCTTTTTCAATCGCCTCCGATCAGAGCGTCGTGTGTGGTTCTGAGGTAAGTCACCGGAGCGTAGACCCGCAGGCACTTGGGGCACTTCCAAATGCGCAGAGGATCACTAGAGACGATATTGCAGACCTCGTCGCACTTGGGGCAGCTATGAGCCTTCGGCTGGCTCATCAGACTGGTCGTCGTCAGCGACGTGTAATTGTTCGGCACGTTCTCCCTCGCCTTGTCTTGCGACGTTCCTAAGATCATCCGCGACTCCCTTCGCCGTATGAGTAGGTACAGACGGTTCGGTCAAGCCGCGAATCTGCGGTAGCAAGTCCTTGTGGCAGGCGAACAGTTCGCGGACGTCTGCCGCATTATGCTGACCCATCAGAATTATACGCACCTCGTTAGTCACGCACTCGAACAAAGTCTCCAGGATGCGCAGCGCGGTAGCCTCTCCGTCGTCGTCCACCTTGCGCTTCTTCTGCCCGCACATATCAGCCAAGCCACAACACACGCCGGTAAACCCGCGTTCATGGACAATGGCCTCCATCGCCCCTAATTCCATAGCAGATAACATGTTCTTCATTTGTACGCCCCCTTGCCAGTTCCAAAACCGGAAACCAAAGCGCCAATGGCGGGCTCGGCGCCGTCCCAATGAGCAGCCGCGAACAGCATCGCATCGCGCCGACCGTGGCCGACAAGCAAACACTCCTCCACGCTGCGCACGTGCCATATTGCGTAGCAGTTGTTCTCCTCAGTTACAATTAGGTGGGGCGTGATAGCCTTCTCGCCGTCCTTGGGCAAATTCACCCGGAAGACCTCGTTCGCAAATATCGGCATCTTGCTGGGCATGGTCGTGGCCTCCATCTAAGAATTCTTCGATTATCAATTCGGTACACTTGGGGCAAATCCTCATTTGACCAGAAATAGCGTCCTCGTACTCGTACTGGTCAGTAACCACAATCCCGCCATCCTCGCCATACCCGAGCACTAGCAAGGTCGGGCCGTCAGAAAACAACAGAGACGTTTTCGGAGGGAACAAGCGCGCGAGCCGCACCACGCCAGGCGGCATACCAACCAGCCACCCGTAGAACAAATCCATCACGGGCACGGGCGCGGTAGGCAGGGAGACGCCTTCGAGAATCCTGGGGCGATCATCAACAGTGATCAACAGCATGGCGATCCTCCATGAAAAATAGCAGAGCCCCGCCGACCGACCAGACGGTGACATGGCCGATCTAGCGTACAGGGAGGACCAGTCCCGCACTAGCGCGGGCTCTGCTTTCGTGTCTACTGCTCACGCTTCGATACCCTTTAGCCCTTCCTCGGCGTCCTCAATTTGGTTCTTGATACGCACGGCTGCCTCAAACGCCGTCGCCATCGTGAAGAACTGCCCGGATACGGGATCGAACTTCGACCTGAAAACCGTTGCATCGTTTTTTTCAATGTCAACAGTGTACTCCTCGTAATCAACATTTATTTCGACAATGATACGCCACGATCTAGCTACGGCGACTGGCATCATGCGTCACCCCCTTCCGCCGCCGCGATTGCGGCTCGGGCTTGCATTAGTGCGTCGTCGTGCGCAAGCCCGCCCTTTGACCAGTCGATCCCGACTAGCCGCTTCAACCTGTCGAGCAGTTCAGGAGCCGCCGCGATGAGCCGGGCGTTGGCATGGGATTCGCTTCCAGGCACAGACCCGGTGCCCCAGCTTAGAGCGCAGATCGGGACTCCGTCGGCATATACTCGGTCGTTCGTGGCAGCCCACGGCCCAGGCGTGTGTTTGCTGCTCATGTTTTCACCGGCTCTCTATTCAGCACATAATCGATCCAGGTGTCAATTTCCTTGCGGTTCTCGCGAATCCAAGAGGTCAGCGGCCTGCTTGAAATCCTCCACAAGTCGCGCAGCGCCTCGTCGTTCATCACCCAGAGCCGTCGCTCTCGGTCGTTTCTGTAGACTTGGTTTTTGTATCGCCGCATTGGTCCTCGTCTCCTACTTGGCGGTAGTCGTCCCGCTGTTTCTGTGTAAGCCAGTTGGCGAGGCACACCCCCGCCACGGCCACCACCCAAAAGATTACATATGCTATTGCGGGGCCGGTCATTCGTTGTCCTCGTCGTCGTGGGGCACGGGCAGATCTCCCCAATAGCGCCCCACCCTGTTGCCGTTGGCGTCCATAAGCCCTAGCGCTCCGTCGCGCTCGGGCGGTAGGTCAATATCGAAGGCGCGAAACTTGAACGCCAGCGCCTTTAGAATGCGCGATACCTCCTCGCTGGGATCATCGCTGAAGGCCGCGTTGTCTGTCTCGATTTCAACGTGAATCATGTGGCCGCCCTTTCGTGTTGGGTAAAAATGTGCTCGATAGCTGACCAGACAAAGAAGATGCAGCGCCGCCCCTTGTATCGTCCCTTGTGATATGATACGTGCCAGTCTCCAGCCATCGTCAATCCCTGCGAAGGATGGGCGACGTATCCTAACGCTAATTCTGTTTCGCGCATACTATCGCGGTCCACATGCTTTAGAAACGTGCGCCTTGTGATGTCTCGACTTGAATCGAGCATATCGCCGATTGCCTGTGCGGTTGAATTAACGCAGTCTGTTAGGAATGTCATTGGTCACCGTCCTATTTCTCCGCCGATGTTGTGGCGGGGTCAACGCTCCGCAAAGCGCTGGCCCCGGCCACAAGCCGGGGGTCTGGCCACTCCTGCTACCAGCCAGAA